GCCGTTGCCGCCAACTTGCCCCCTTGACAACCTACCTGATTTGCGCTATAATAGCAGTCACTGATGCGGGATTAGCTCATCCGGTAGAGTGACTGCTTCCCAAGCAGTAGGTGGCGAGTTCGAGACTCGTATCCCGCTCCATCATAAGCTCGGATTTTGACGATAAATCGTTGAATCCGGGCTTTTTCTTTGCCTCGCGAAAATGGTTGAAAACCACCTATAAAGCCCTATAAGCACTCGTAAACCTGTACGTAAACCTGTACAAAAAGCCCTGCATGGAGTACGAAAAAACTCCACGCAGGGCTTGAACATTATTTCAGATCTTCATCTTCGGAAATTTTTTCTCCGGCGACGTCAACCTTATTTTTCAATACGGTAATGAACTTAGACAGCCACTCCGGGACAGGCGCTCCCATGCGGCCGAGGTTCTCGATAACGGAGAGGATCTCGTTCAGGTCGAGCCACACGGCGACCATCGGGGCGACGATCGGGTGCGTGAAGGAGACGACGGTCGCGCCGATCGACAGTTGCGGCAGGGCGTAGACGAGCAGCATATCCACGACGAGACAAACGCCGATCTCGATCCAGTAGCCGACCTTCTTCACGATGCCGCGTCGCCCGGCGTCGCTGGAAATGCCTTTCCCTTCGACGGCAGAGGCAGCGGAGCCGGTGATCCAGTCCGCGACGTTGAAGATCAGCAGCGCGAGGATCAGCCATGCGAGCGCACCGAGCCTGCCCCACATAACGCCGAAGATGCCGCACACGAACACGGCGTAGGTTTTGATTTTGTCCATAGTTTTACTCCTTTGCGATAGGGCACTTTGCGGATCCTCTCGAGTAGCGGCTTGCAAGCCCGCGCAGGGCGGTTGATTGCGCGAGAGCATAAACTTATACTCCTACGCGCTGCAACGCCTGTGCGCCGCGCTTAGACCCACTCGCTAGAGTACAGCTTTTTGTCAGGGTCAGTGAGCCCAAGCTCTTTACAGAGAGCGAGGATTGCGTCAGCGTCTCCCTGCGAGACGGGCCCGATGTGAATCTTCTGCAAGCGGGCGGCGGGCGTTTCATCTGCCGGGGTCTCGGTCTGCTTCTCGTAGCCGTTGAGACCAGCCGAGCGCATGATCGCCGGGTAGTCCTTGTAGGACACGTCGCAGTCGAGGGAGGAGCCGAAGCCCGCAATCCCGAGCGCGTTCTTGGAAGAATACTGCCACAGCCCATTCTCAACGGCGGCGGAGTCGCTCGAGGTATAGGCAGCCTCCCACTTATCAAACCCGGACAGGCTCGACAGGTTCGTGTAGTTGAGGAAGAAGTCGCGGCTGCAATAGACGGCGGCATAATAGCCCGCCCGCTCGAGAACCTCGAGCGCCGCCTTGATGATCGCCGTGTTCTGCGCCCTGCCGCACGTCTTGTTGTAGGGCTCGTACTCGACGTCGTAGTAGATTGGGTAGTCCCACTTGTGCCCTTTGAGCAGATTCACGACGTGCTTCGCAGTGATCCGCGCCGCCTCGGGGCTCTGATCGTAGCAGTAGAAATAGACGCCCATCGGGACGCCGTTCTTCTCGCAGCCTGCGACGTTGGCGATGAACTGCGAGTCCTCCCACAGCCCGCCCTTGCCGTTGCGGTTGGAGTAGCCAGCGCGGAGGATCGCGAAGCCGGGAGACGTGCCGCTGTTTACGCGGCGGAGTTCGCTTGCGGTCTTTGCCCAATCAATAGCCCCCTGATGATGGGAGACGTCGATTCCGTAGATCTTCATAAATTAGATCATCCTTTCAGATATTGCAGAAATAACCTTTTGTGTCATGGTCTGGATCAGGTGTGCCGAGTCTGCGTGTCCGGCGTGACCCGACCAGCTCGTAAAGCTCGCGAGGAGCTGCTGCGCCGTTATGTCGCCGCGCATTCGGTAGCGGCGGATCCGGCGGTTCATGCGCTCGATAGAATCCTTGCGTACACGCTTATGATCCGGGTAATGCCGATAGCCGACGAAGTCGACGCCGTGCAGGATCTTATAGATCCGCGTTTTCGGGTTGAGCTCGAGTTTCAAGCGCTCACGGAGGAAGATCTCCGTCTGTTCGAGGCACTTCTCGGCCTCTGCACGGGTGCGAAACAGGCAGACGAAGTCGTCCATATAGCGGTACATATAAGGGGCGCGGAGCTGCTCTTTGAGATAGCGGTCGAGATCCGTCAAGTAGACGTTTGCAAAGATTTGACTCGTCAGGTTGCCGACAGGGATTCCGACCGGGACGTCCTTGCCGTTGTTGTCGATGTACAGATCGCAGAGCCGGAGAACGCCTTTGTCCTTGATAATCCGCCGGAGCTGTGCCTTCAATACGCCGTGGTCGATGCTGTCGAAATAGTGGTGTATATCCGCTTTCAAAACCCAGACCTCACCGTCCCACAGGTTGTACAGCTCGTGGTATTTGCGGGCGAGGACGTCGCTCGCAAGGTGTCCGCCCTTGCCCTTTATGCAGGCGTAGGAATGATAGTAGAAGCCGTGCATCAAGTACGGGCCCGCGACGTTTATTAGGGCGTGCTGTGCCACGCGATCCCGGAATGGCGGAGCGCGGATCACGCGCTCCTTCGGCTCGTAGATCTTGAACGTGCGGAACCGCCCCGGCGTGTATGAACCGTCGCGAATCTCCGCTTGCAGTTTTAGAAGATTGCCTCCGAGATCCTCTGTGAATTTCAGCGTCGCGTAGGACATACGCTTGTTACGCCGCGCCTTGCGGTATGCTGACATGAGGTTCTCGTCGGTCGTTATTTGGTCGAAAATATTATTGATTCTGTGTTTACCCATCACACGTTGGCCTCTTTCAATTCCTTTACTTGCGGCTCGTCCTTTTGTTTTGTTTGCCGGATAGCCCGGACAGGAGATCAGCTCTGACTCTACAAGTAGAATCTCGGGAGGCAAGCCGTAACCGGCCTCGTCGTAATAAGTAAGTCACAGACGCCCCAGACGCCCACGTTCGTGTTGACGTTCCACGGGTAGTTGTTCGCATTGACAGCACGGGAACCATCGTGTACACCGTTGTTCCAGTTGCCGCCACAGTTGAGCGCGTGCAGCGCGAGGCATAATAAGCCGACCCCCTACACAGCCGAAATACTTCGGCGTATGTCTGTTTAAGTTGGGGGAAGTGTTTTAATCAGGTTTCCGATCATGCCGCCCACTTCGGAGATCCGCTTGCTCGCGGTGAGAAACTGCTTCTCGCTCAAGTAGTGCGCCCGCTGCGCAATATCCATATAATCGCGCAGCTCTTGCAGGCAGTTGTCGAGCTCGTAGACCTTGGCCTTCGCCTTGGACGACTTATTGATCGCTACGCAGAGCTCGATCATGTGCAACAGCTTACAGCGGCAATACTCGGCGAGCGCGTACTTCTCGTATTGCGGCCAGCTTTTCAATTTATCGTTGAGATAGACGTACAGATCCTTGATTTTTTCTTTCGTGCGGAATGTTTCCATATTTCCCCCATAGTAGCCCGCCTTTTCAGGCGGGCATAGACAGATTACAGAGAGTCACAGACGCCCCAGACGCCCACGTCCGCGCTGACGTACCACGGGTAGTTGCTCGCAACGACAGCACGCGAACCATCGTGTCCACCGGCGTTCCAGACGCCGCCACAGTGGAGCGCGTGCAGCGCGGTATCGCTCGGGATATAGGCGTCGCCGTAGCCCGCGCCGAGCACGTCCTTCCAGCCCCACGAGCTCGCGGTCGGATCGAGGCACAGCTCGTCCACCCACTTCCAGACGTTGCCGACGAGGTCGCGGCAGCCGATGAGGGACGTCGCCTTTGCGATCGTGCCGGTCGCGTGGCGGCCGCTGTTGCTCGTGGCGCTCCACGCCTGATCGTTGCTGTTGTCGAGACCTTCGGGAGAACCCTCGGCGGCCATGCAGAACTCGGCATAGGACGGCATACGCTTACCGCTGCGGCGCAACTTTTCGAGCGCAATGTACCAGTTCAGCCCCTCCGTGCCGGTGATCGGCGTCGCGTTGTAGACGCTGCGCAGGCCGCCGTTGCCGTCGTCGCTCGAGAGGTAAATATCCGCCCAGATGCCGCCGGTCAGATAGACCATGCCCTCCGGGTCACACTTCGGACGCCAGAACGTAGTCCACACGCTGCGCGGCACAATGCCGATTGATACGTCCGCAATCGTGGCGCTGTTGCGCACCTGTCCGTAATGGAAGCCGCCGATCTTGCGGGAGGTTGCGGCAGTATAGCCTGCCGGGTAGGTGCTGTTGAGGCTGATCTTGTACACCTCGTCGGAAATGCCGTCGCCGGGATCGCAGCAGTAGACGTAATAGTCGCGGCCAAACACGAAGGCGGAGCCGGTGTCGAGATCTGCGACGGTCAAAATCGTGGTCGTGGTCTTGAACACGCCGCCGCCGGTCATGGCGATCAGCACGTCCGGCGAGATCGTGAGCTGCTGCAAGGCGGACGCCTGCAAAAACTGCTTGACAGGCGCGACGATGTCGGTCACGTTGCCCCATGTCTGCGCCGTGATCTTGGCGCGGGGGTCGGTCAGACTTTCAACGATATATCTGCTCATAATGCGTTCACAACTCCTTTAATTGCTTCGAGGTCGGCGTCGGACAGCCCCATGCGGGCGGCAGCAGTGACAGGCGCGGGGATCAGCAGTTCGGAGACGTTGCCGGGAGTCTTGCTTAACTCGGCAATCGTTTCGTCCGGCCTGCCTTTCTCGTCCTTTGTGTGGTTCACGGAGATGATCTTCGCGCCGGAGGTGGTCACGGTCTGCCCAACGGCAGCCTCCGGGCAGTAGGGCAAGACGCAGCTCTTGCCGTCCGCCGATTTGATCGGGACGTGCAGATTCGCGCCGTAGTCGATGCGGGAGAGCGACTCCTCGATCTCCGCTTTCGTGATCCCGCTGTCCGGGGTCTGCGCGAGCGCGATCAGGTGCAAGAAATCCTCTTTGGTCTGCAATGTTTTGGGATAGCCTTTCATAGGATAGCTCCTTTCGTTATAGCCTTACGGCTCCATAACCGCGTAGCCGGTATAGCAGTTACCAGTCCACGCGGGGACGGCGTATTTGCGGGTCATAATGTCGATCTGTTTCTGCAAGTCGTCAATTTCGAGTTGCAGCTTTGCGGCGGGCGCTTCGGCGATCAGATCTTTCATTTCCTCGTACAGGGCGGCGTAGAGCTTTTTTGCAGCCTCGCCCTCTGCCTGCGCGTCGGCGGTGATGTACGCCCAGAACGCCGCCCACTGTTCGGCGAGCGCCTGCGTCGGGATCTTGGCGGCGGTGTCTACCATCAAGCCGCACACGGTCTCGTCGAGCCGCAAGTCGGAGATCGCGGCGTTCGTAATCTCCACGACACCGGCTCCGACCGTGACGGATGCGAGATAGATCTCGTCGTAGTCGTCGTCGCGCACAATGGCGGGCAGCTCCGGCGAGCTTGCAGGGGTTCCGGGCTTGACGACGATCTCGGCGAGGTTTGCAACTTTGTCGATCCGTGCGACGACGACGTCCTTGCGGGTGAGCGTTCCGTCCGCTGTCTGGATCGGCAGCGAGAGCGCCGTTTTTTGCAGGGCAGTCGCGCCCCAGTATTCGCCCATCTTCAAAAAGCAGACGCCGGGCGAGATCGTGACGTTCATTCCGCCGCCTGCGCTTACGCGGAGGTTGTCGTCGGCGGCAAACACGCCGCGCGAGCGCGTGACGTGTTCGAGGCCGAGCCCCTCCGCCTCGTATTCAGTGTTGTCGAGAGGGAAACATAACATAGAGATCAGCTCCTCAATGATTCAAAGTCGGACAGGATCGGGTAAACTTGCCGCGCGTTGTCCTCGTACACGAGCTTGACGCCGGAGACGCGGGCGCTCAATCGCAGACCGAGAAAGTCTTTGCAGACGACCGGGACGCGATCCTCGAGGCCGTAGTTCACGCCGAAACGCATCGGGCCGTCGACGACGGAGCACGAAATGCTCTGCTTGTTCAGACATTCGAGCAGCTTCTCGACGCCGCGCTGATCCAGCAGGGCGGCGTATTCTGCCGCCGTGTAGGTCGCGTCGGTGTAGTCGTACTCCGGGTTGCCCTGCGCGTCGTATGTGCCCTTCGGTGTGGCGATCTGGTAGGTCTTTTGCAAGTCCTTTGCATCGACCCACAGCTCCCGCCGGTCGTCGCCGGAGGCGGATCCAACGATCCGCACGACACGATCCGCGCCCTCGCCAGCGCCGCCGACGATCGCTACGTTCTTGTAGTTGCTCGCATCGTCGGTGAAAGAGATCTCGGTCAGATTCCCGGCACGGTCGCCGAAAACGCCGGTATAGTTCGCGCTGCGATCGTCCGAACGGTCGACACCTTTGTAGATCTTGAGCGCGTTCTGCCCGGTATGTCTGTCGAAGGTGGAGCCGAAGCCGACCCCGGCCAGCTCCGCGAGCTTCTTCCATGCGTCGAGAACAGAGTTCCACGTTATTTGCGAGTCGGTTTTCTCCTCGAAGCCGTGAGCCGTGGGCGGCAGCAGAGACAGCCCGCGCCGGTTGCCGGCGTAGATCTTAATCATAGCCGCCTCGATGTTGGATATGTTCACTGTCCCCATGACGACGCGGCGGTCGAGCATGGTTACGGAGTTGTAGCCGCGAGCCTCTACGGTCAGGCGGCCGGAGGAGTCGACCTTCGGCTTGAGGTATTCGACCGAGCCGAGCTCCATCGTGTCAGTGTTGAGGATCGTCGATCCTTTCTGCACCAACGCGGCGACCGCCGGATCGGTGATCGTAATCTGAAACTCGCCGGAGTCGCGGGAGTAGGTGAGCCACTGGATCGAGTCGTAGCCCTCCAACAGCCCCACGCGGGAGCCGTCTTTCCACATCTCAAAGGCCATTTACAACGCCCTCCTCCGCCACTACATACAGCCGGAGCCCCTCGCGGTTACTCCGCGCCGTGTAGCGCAGTATGTTGTCGCCCGGGTCAAGTCCGAGTTCGAGATCGGAGTCGATGTCGAGCCGATGGAAGGCGTCGGAGGTCGTGCCGTCCTTATCGGTGAGAGTCGCCCCGCGCTGTCCGTATGCGGTGTTGACTGTGATCGTCTGCCCGGCGTATAACGTGCCGAGGATCCGTATGTAGGTACGGTCGCCGACGTGGTACAGCTCCGGCCCTGTGCAGTCCGTCACAGCTTTGAACACGGCCTTGATCGGGATCTTGACGTTGCCGGTGTTGCGGACGTTCGTCAGGTATGTGTCGGAGTATTTCGATATGTACCACTTGCCGCCGGTATAAAACGGCGTCTTGAACAGCGCTTGCAGGCCGCCGACCATCGTCCGCGCGGTGGCGGTCGTGCGCCAATATGGAAAGGGAGCGACGGCGGAGAACTGGAACGCCTGCGCTCCCTCGCCGTCGTCGAAGTCGGGAGCCTGCGTCGGGTACACTTCGAGATACCAGTTCTCGCCGTTCTGCTCGACCGTCAGTGTCCCCTTGTGCAAGGGAGCCATGACGTCGAGCATCTTCCGGCGGTTGACTGCCACCGAGCGCAGGATCGAGCCGTTGATCGTGAGGGTGCGCTGCTTGACCGTTTGGCTTGAGATGGAGCCGCCCTGCTGCTTGTACCCAGCAGAGACAGCAACGTCGACCGGGAGGCCGCTCGCGCCCTTGATCTCGCTCACCCAGAACGGAGACGACACAGCGAACAGGATCTCGCCGAGGTCGCTCTTGTAGGTGATCTTTGTTTTTTTGTCCATAGGGTCAGAGCCTCCACTTCATGCGGTCGGTCAGATCTTCTAGCTTGCGGGTGACTTCGGACGGCGTGTAGCTGTCGTGCGTGTTGACGGTGTTCGTCTGGTAGACGATAACCGTCCCGCCGCCGGTTGCCGCGAGCCTGCCGGTGGCGGCGTTGCCGCCCACACCCGCGTTGAAGCCGCCGATCACGTTCTGCGCGTCCGCCACAAATGCGGACATATCGTCGTTTGCGTCGGACAGGAACTCGCCGTAGCTGTCGTCCCAGCCTTTCTCCCAGCCCGCGACGGACATTTCACCGATCCACGCGAATTTCTTCGAGGGAGAGTGAATGCCGAGCGCATTCTTGGCGGCGTCGAATGCCTTTTTCGCAGCGTTCGTCGCAGCAGAGACGAGGCTCCCAATCGCCGAGCCGATGCCGGAGATAATGCCCCGGATAATGTTGCCGCCGATGCTAGACCACTGCACTTGTGTAAAAGCATTCTTGAAGCTCGTGCAGGCCTGCGCCGCAAGCTGCATAAGGCGGGACGGCATATTGAGCAGGGAGCTCACGAGTGCATTCAAGATCGACGCGCCCGCCGAACCGATCGCACCGATTGCCGCGCGGATCGCGCCGAGTAGCCCACTCATTGCGCTAGAGCCGAGGCTCAACAGAGCGCCGGGTAGCTGTGCGACAGCGGAGCTAATCACGGAGAAGACGCTTGTACCAGCCGACGCCGCGCTTGCGACCATGCCGCGAACGCCCGAGACGAGACTCGAGATCGCATTGCTGCCGAGGTTCAGCAGCGCCGAGGGAAGCTCGGCGATTTTGTCGCGCACGGTGTTGAAAATGTTCTGCGCCGCGTTCGACACGAAACTAACCGCGCCGGAGATCCCCCTGCCGAGCAAGTCTATGATGTTCTTCCCGAGGCTGATCCAGTTGAACGCCTGAAAAACGGCGACGATTGCCTCGATGATTTTAGGCAGTGCCGCGATAATATTCGGGATATTCTGGACGATACCGGCCAGCAGCTTGATGATAATTTGAGCGCCCGCGAGCAGAAGTTTCGGCGCATTGTCGTTAATGAGCCCCGCTATGTTGATAACGATTTGAGGGATCGTCTCGAGCAAGGTCGGGATAGAGGCTACAATGCCGTCTACGATCGAGAGCAATAGGTTGATGCCTGCGTCTACGAACTGCCCGAAATTCGCGCGGAGGTTGCTCGTGAACTGCAATACTTGCGGGAGCACGGTCGAGAGGAATTGCGGGATTGCGGAGCCTGCGCCCTTCGCGAGCTGTCCGATCAGGTCAAGCCCAGCGGTGAACAGGTAGGACGCCAGCCCGGAGACACCCTGCGCGAGCGTCTGGACGATGGAGACGCCCGCTTGAAGCATTACTCCTGCGTTCGCGCCGAGCCCTTCCACGAGGGCTTGCAAGACGCCGACAGCGAGTTCTACCACGGTAGGGGCAAGTTCTGCCACGCGGCCGACGACTTGTGCAAGGCAAGAGCCGAGCGCGTCCATGAGGCCATCAACGCCGCCGGACTCGAACCCCTCTTGCATCTGCGTGATGCAGTCCGTGCCGAGCTGCACGAACTCGCGGAGACTGCCCTGCGCTCCGGCGTAGACAGATTGTGCGAGGCCGTCGAAGGCAGACGACAACAGTGTGACGTCGCCCTCGAGGTTGTCGAGCTGTGTCTGTGCCTGCCCAGCGGCAGAGCCGAGGCCGTCGAACTCGGAGTCAGCACCGGCGAGAGCCTCCGCCCACTCGTTGCACGTGTCAGTGTCCGCTTTGAGCATATTGTCAAAAGCGGACATACCGTACATCGAGAAGATCGTGTTCTCGGCGGCGGCGCGTTGCTTGTCGGTCATGCCGGACATAGCCGCGCCGAGCTCATTAACGACGTCGTTCAGATCGCGGGCATTGCCTGCCTGATCGTAGCAGGACACGCCCAGCGCGTCGAGCTGCTTCTTGGCGTCGCCCGATGCTGTGTACAGATCGACCATCAAGCGGTTGTATGCGGTCGAGGCCTCGCTGCCGGTGATGTTGGCTTTTGCCAAACGCAACAGGGACAACGTGGACGAGTCAACGGTCTGCCCATACTTAGACGCAGCAGCGGCAGAGCCGCTCACGGCCTCGCCCAGACCGGCGACCGAGGTGTTCGCAAGGGTCGCGCCCTTGGCGAACAGGTTCGCGTAGTGCGTCGCCTCGCTTGCGGGGGCAGAGAAGCCGGAGAGTGCGCCGGTAACGTAGGTCGCGGCGTCGGCCATGTCCATAGCGCCCGCCGATGCCAGATCCAGCACAGGCCCGATCGTGGAGAGCTGATCGTCCACGCTCTGCCCGGCCATGGCCAGAATGTTGAAGCCCTCGGCGGCCTGCGTCGAGGTGAATTTTGTGGTTGCGCCGAGTTCTTTCGCCCTCGCCGAGATCTCCGGGATCTGATCTACGGTCTTTCCCATAGAGGCAGCGACTTGAGACATTGCGGTGTCGAACTCTGCGCCGGACTTTACGGCATAAGCGCCGAAAGCCCCAACGGCGGCAGTTGCGACGCCGAGGGCGGCGGCGATTCCCTTTGCGGCGGCGCTGCCGAGCTTTTCTATGTCAGCGTTAAAGCCGTCAGAGTCGATAGATGTATCAAACAGCAGAGTACCGTCTGCCATTAATGGATCACTTCGCCTTCAAGAGTGCGGCCGGATCCTCCCCGCGCATAAGCGCAGCGGCGACAGCGTCGCCTTGCATATCTGCGCGGGAGTCTCGCAGCGCGTAGTATTTCTTCTTCTTGTCGGCGTTTTTCTTTTCCTCTCCCTTGAGCTTGCTCGTGTCAACGCTCCTCCAATAGATCGCCCGCATGATCGCGGAGTCGTCCGGCAGGGCGTCGAACATAGCCCGGAACTTCCACCAATGCAGATAGGGGACGGCGTTCAGGTCGAGCCCATAGACAGCCCAGAACGACGCGAAAATCCGCTCGGCGTCTTGATCGTAGTCGTACAGGCGGCGGGGCTTTGCGCCGCCGCCTGTTCTCCGGCTCCGCCTGTCCTCGTCCTTCCCGCATCTGAAAAACCACAGAAGGGACGCCAACGCTGTGCCTTGCGTGGCGGTTGGCGTCCCTTTATAGATCAGGTTTAGAGCGTTGACGCCCTTTTGAAGGGGTGACAGATCCTCGTCGAGCATGAGCTGCTCGAACAGGATCCAGTAGCGGAAATCCGTCTGAATCTCGACGCCGTCCAGTGTGTCCGGCAGATCGTCGAGAATCAGGTTCACGATTTAGCAGCCCTCCGTGCAAGGCGGTTCGGGGTGTACTTAGCCTGCACAGCGGCAAGCTCTGCCGCCTGCTTGTCGACGGAGTCGCGCAACGCGTTCAGAACGTCAATGCAGAGCTTGAGACTTTTCTTGCCCTGCATGACCTTCTCGCCGGTTCCCGCACCGAAGATCGCGTCGAGCATTTCCGACGTCGCGTTTGCGGCTTCGGTGTAGCCCGCGCGGATCTCCTCGGCGGTTCTCTTGCCCTCCATGTCGGTGCAGATCTTGGCGATATTCTCGGCGCCCTCGATGTAAGAGGGGCCCTGATCTGCGTCGAAGTAGTCGAAGTCGAGCTCGATCGTGTTCAGATTTACCAGCATTTTATATCCTCCCTGTGTTTTAGCCTGCGTTTGCGGCGGTGAAGGCCTTGGTCTGCGTATCGAAAAAGCCCTCGATGAATTCGCCGATCTGGTGCAGCGTGCCGGAGACGTTCGTAACCTCGCCGCCGTCGCCGGTCGCAAGGTCGGAGACCTCGACGGACACGGTGAACTTGCGGGCGGGATAGCCCTTGGTGTCCTTTGTCTTGAACAGCTCCACGCGGACGTATTCGCGCTGCGCGTCCTCGCCGGTCAGACGGTTGCGACCGATCGCGTACAGATCGGCGATCGCGGCCTCGTCCTCGATGAAGTCGGAATCAAAAGAAAACTCCGGCTTGTAGCCCTTGATGGAGGTAGAGCTCGACGCCTGATTGATGTAGGTCTTTTCATCGGTCTGCGCGTTGGGACTCTCGTCCAACGTGTTAAAGCCGGTTCCCATCAAGACGAAGCCCTCGCTGTCGGCGGGCTTGAGGTAGTCCGCGATCATGTTGCGGATAACCTGTTTCATGTGGATCCCTCCGTAAAATAGTTTAACTGGACTTGAATTTGATAACGCGCCGTCTTACCGTCTACGCCCAGCAGATAGGCGGAGGAATTGACGACGACTTCGAGGGGCTGCCCCTCGCTGATCTTCGGATAATTTCCCTCGGCGTTCTGCTCCTCGACCCATGCACACACGGCGTCGAACGTCTCGACGTTCCGCGCCTGCGTCTTGGCGTCCAAAGAGTGCAGCTCGCGCGAGGCAATAACGAACTGTTTCGCCCGGATCGCCGCGCCGTTGGTGTAGCGCTTGACGATCGGATTCCCCGGAACGCTCTCGACGGTGTAGTCCAGTGCGTCGGGGCCGAGGTTGTTTATGCCGAAGATCTTCGCCCTGCGCTTGATCGCGGGGCACGACAGAAAATAGTCGCGTACTTCTTCGATCATTTACTCTTTGCTCCTAACACTTTAGCGACAAACGCCTTGAAATAGGCCAGCTTGTCGGCCTTCATGCGGTCGAAGAACCGCCGCCCACGGTTGGGGCCGTTCTTGCCCATGATGCCGGAAATGTAGTTGACCTTCGCGGCGTAGGGGGTGTTGACGTGGATCTCGCCGGAGCCGGGGTGTGTGGCAGACTGCATACTCGCAATCATCATGCCAGTGTCGAGCGGCATATAGGGCTCTAGCACGCGCATGACCTCGCTGTCGAGCATGGTCTGCGCCTGCTGAAACTGTGCCGTTCGTTCCCTTGGCATGGACTTACTCCATCGGAGCATAGCCTTTGTCGTCGTGCCGTTTGCCTTGACGGTGATCTCGGTGTCCGGCGCGGCGTTGACGGTAGGCGTTGCCATCAAATCCCCCCTGCGTAGATGTGCGGGGCGTTCGTCCCTGTGTTGTCGTGGGTAAAACGTACCTTGCAAACCTCGTCGTAGAGTTGGGGGAGCTCCTCGAGGCGGTGTCCGTCCTCGTCGCTGATTTCGGTGTCTGCCTTGCCCTTGACGATCAGGTCGTCCGGCTGCACCGTCCAGCAGGCGAGCCGCTCCTCATCGGAGAGCTCGCGCCAAACGCGCGGCGGGACGTAGCCGTCAGGGTCAGGGATCCGCACGGAGTAGGCGTCGGCTCTTGATGTGCCGGAGCCGTCAGCCTTTGCCGCCGGTCTGCCGTACCAATGGACGGCGGGCAAGTAGTGCCGGAAGGCTCGGACGCTGCCGTCCTGCGCCTGCACGACGTTGTATATCGTCGCGTCGGTGTTGGTCGTCATGCGTCCAGCCCCCTGCACAACAGATTGACGCCCAGATCAGGGCGGAACAGATACCGGCGGAGCACATCGTCGATCGCTCGGCTCTGTGCCCCGGCGGGGTCTGCTTTGACGGTGTACGAATAGCCGTCGATGGACTCACTTGCAAGCCCGCCTACGGCGTTTTTGTAGCCGTCAAGGATCTCTATCAGCTCACACTCTGCAAGCCCCAGAGAAGCCCGCATTTCGGGCGGTGCGGAGTCTGCGCGGCGGAGTGTCTTGTAGTCGATCAAGCTCGCGGCTTTCGCCGCGTAGATCGTGTACTGCTCCTCGGTGAGCTTGCCGCCTGCGCTCTGGTACTGCTCGTAGGTGCTGTACATAGAGAGCCCCCTCTCGGCTTAGGCTTCGGCGTGCTTGCGGACGCGGACGAGTGCCTTGTTGGTGACGCGGTAGCCGACGTTCATTTCAACCTGTGCCTTCGTACCGACGAAGTCCTCGGAGTCGCGCAGGCGGGCAGCCTCGAAGCTGTCGATGATGGACAGCGCACGGTGGTTGTACATGATGTAGTCGACCTTGGAGAAGTCGACGGTTTTCAGCGTCCCGGCGTAGTCGTAATACTTGCCGGAGGCCTCGGCCAGCATTGCACACTCGATAAAGGTCATGCCGAGCCACTGACCGACGCGGCCGGTGAGGGTGATCTGCTCGTTCGTGTTCGGGGTGAACTCGGAGCCCGCCTGCTTGAGGATCATGGCGTAGTAGTCCGGGGAGCACAGAACGACGTCGGCGCTGCCCTTTGCCTTGACAAGCTCGGCGCGGACGTCGACGGCGTCCTTCTTGGGATCGGTGACGGCGGTGGTCGCGGTAGAGGCCGTGCCTTCGTTGACGAGGCAGGCGACGCCCGCGATCTGACGACCTTCGCTGCACTCCTGAATTGCGAGAGACAGGTTCTCATTGCCCAGAGCAACGCCGACCTGTGCGGCCTGTACGTTGTAGATTTTCTTGGACTTCTGGAAGTTGTTGTTCAGCAGGATCTGGATCAGGTCGTCGCCGGTTTCCTCGTCGGTGAAGCTGCGACCGGGCTTGCCGGGGGCGACGGCGGAAGTTTTCAGCTTGTGGACGTAGATGCCGCCTGCGGGCCCGGTCTGGTACTGGTCGGTACAGGTTGCACCGGGTACGAAAACGGAAGCGTAGAACAGGTTCGGTTCCAGAATCGGAGAATACTTCTCGTCTACGTTCTGCGTGTTGATAAGAACAGCCATTTTGTAACACTCCTTGTGTTATTTCTTGTAGAAGGGGTTGTTTGCGTAGATCGCGTCGAGGGTCTCTTTGTCGCTGCTGCGAGACTGCGTTCTGCCGTTCGAGCCGGTCGTAACGCGGAAACTGCCGTGCTGCTGCGTCTGCTTCTCGTCCTCCTCGACGTCATAGAGGGACGGGTGTGCCTTCTTGGAGGCCTCGATCTGATCGTTCAGGCCGATCACGTTCTCGCCGTCGAGCTTGAGCTTGGAGGCGTCAAGCGCCATAAAAGCGAGATCGGGATCTTTGCACCCTGCGCCCTTGAGAGCGCCGAGCGCTGCATTCTTGAGGAGAATCGCGTTGACTTTGGCGTCGGCCTCGGCCTGTGCTGCCTCCGCCTTGGTTTTCCACTCGGGATCGTAACCGGCCAGCTTTTTGTCGGCTTCTTCCTTGCCGCTTTTCAGCGTGTCGCGTTCCGTCACGACCGCGTCGAACTTGCCCTTTGCAACGTACGAACCGTCGGCAAGGTTGCCGATCTTGATCTCTTTCTGCGCGTCGAGCGCCTCCGTGAACTGATCGTAGGTCACGGCTTTGGATCCGTCAGCACCGAACAGGGGCTTCAAAAACGAATAGTCGGCCATAGCTTTTCTCCTTCTCCGGCGTCGATTTGGCTTGTATATCCGGGGCCTCTCCCCGGTGCGCCGTCCCTCTCGTTTAAGCCTCCCGAGGGCGGAGGAAATAAAAAAGAGCAGACCTTTTCGGTCTGCTCATAGCGTAGCATATTATAGGGGGGTCTCCGTTGGCGGGTTTAGATAATCGCATCGTCCGGCGAGGTGTCTTTGAAGTGCAACAGTTCCTCCCATGTGATCCCGCGCTTGACGCACTCGCGATACACAGCGGTGGGGCCGCCCATCTGTTCGACGCCGTCCGGGTAGCCGGTCGGCTGCATATAGCCGATCTCTCCGCCGCCCGTGACGTCGTAGTACGCGAGATAAGCGCGACCTTCCTCGGATTTTTCGTAGTATTCTCGCATGATGTCCAGCATATGCCGCACCTCCTTACAGCCCATTCTTGGCTACATATTCGATCAAATCTTGCAATGTCTCTTTATAGGCATTATACACGCGCGGCATTTCTTTTTCAAGTATCTTGAGCTGTTCCGTCGCGTTGTCGCACGAGAGGGAGAAAAACGTTGCCCATGTTTCAGACGTGGCGCCGCGAGAACCTCTACTTTTGTTGTAGTCGGAAGTATGTCCCCAAAAACCCGCATTATACGGAGAGATGCGATCATTTGTCACGAGCCCGATCGCATCTGTCATAATCGAAATCTCGGCGCGATCTTTGCGCGTCGGGTATGTGTCCTTGAGATAGCGAATCGTCGAATACTTGGCCTCTTGTGGCAGCCTCCCGAGCGTTGACACCTTCCGCGCAGATTCTGCGTATGTGCCGAGGGCTTTATTTATGAGATCGACCGTGTCGAGTTTGATTGCCTGCTCGAGCTTTGCTCCGCGCTCCGTGAGTGGGTTCGTGAACGGCACACGATAATTCATTCCGTTTGCCATTTTGCCAAACTCTGACCCGGCGAGGAGATCGTCAAGCTGGTGTCCTTCCTCGTGAAACTTTGTTTGCAGCGCCGCTTTTCTGTTTATGCCGAGACACTTCTCTTTGTCGTTGTCGTTCAGATCCATGTGTATGCGCTTCTCGGAGGGAGAGTAATATCCTGTGCGCGGGTCGTAATAGTTGTTGCCCCGGAAGTGTGAGGAGAGCTTGCTGTACAGTTCCACAACAGAATCGTTCATTTTTGAGACTGTGTCGGAGAGCTCTTGCCGGTGTTCCGGGGTCAGGGAGGAGCTGTTCTTCTCGATTGCGCTCTCCCACTGATAGCGCGGAGAATGCGTCGTCGTGGCCGTCCCGGTCGCCTGCGCCTGCCGTGCGATCTGAATCTTCGGATTTGGGCTTGCCTGCTGGTTCTGCTTGCCGCCACGCTCGCGGAAATAGTCACGCCGGAGGCCTGTCTGCTCGCAGAGGTCGCGCTGCTTTGCCTGCGCGTCCCGGAGCTTGGCTTTGACCTCGGAGGCGTCTTGCCCCGCACCCTCGAGTCCGGCTTGCTCTCGCTTTAGAGCGCGAATCTCTCGCTCGTTTGCCCTCTGCATCTGCGTTGCATCGTACAGGGGCAACTCGCGGCCGTTGTAGCTCACGGTCTGCCGGTTCATTTTGTGCAGCTCTTGCAAGCTGTAATTCTGCCGGGACAGTCCCTTGAAGAACGGAAAAAACGAGTGACGGCAGTTCCACCCGCCGAGACCGTCGCCTGTTCCGTAGCCGGTAGCGTCGTAGAAATTCTTGTAGTTTTTGTCCTTGCCGGAGCGCGAATATACGCGCCCCTGCCACTCCGCGTGCGTTGGGCGGGCTCCATAGTGTGCCGTTACCTCGACGAGGTCACAGCCCAGCTCGTCCGCTCGCGCGTCTTGAATCTTGAGTGCAGTCTGATTTACGCCGGTAAGGACAGCCCGGCGGACGGCGACGTCCATGTAGTCTGTATGCCCTGTCGGGTACTGGATCACGGCGACACCCTGCTTTGACAGGTCAATCACTGCGCCCTTGATCGCCTGCTGGTAGCTGATCCCGCCGGACGTTACTTGCATATAGGCGCGGTCGAGCGCGTTCTCGAACTGCTGCGTCGCGGTGTTGGCGGTCGTCCGTGTGAGATTCTGGAACGTGCCGAGCGTCTTTTTCAGCCCCGCATCGAGGAGCTCTTGCAAGGCTTGGTTCTCCGCGAGTGGCGTCGGCTTATATCCCGCGAGGCGGTAGATCTGATCGTCCGAGCCGAGCGCGGAGGAGCAGCCTGTCTCTAGCACGGCCTTGATCTCCGTCTTACTTTTGCCGGAGATGTCCGCGAGTCGCTGCACGATGAAGTCCCGCTCCGCGTTGATTGCCTCGAGCTTTTGGAGCTGCCACATGGTCGTATAGCCTGCAAAGTCCATCTTCGACAGCCTGCGAGCCATATCCGCGATTATATCCTCTTGGAGCTGATCGTATAACTTGCGCACTGTCGCATGGTCTGCGATCTGTGCAAGCTGCTCCGGCGTCAACATAGAATCACTCCTCCGTCGGGAAGTCAATCCCGAGTGAGGCGGAACCGTCCGGCATATAAGCGAGAGCCTCCTCGTCGCTGCACCCGAAATACCACGAAATCAGCTTCTCCGGCTTGAGGTAGCCGCCGTCGACCAGCTGCTTCCGGCGTCCAAACTCCGTCCCTGTATCCTCGAATACAGAGTCGCCGAACGAGACGGACGGCTCGACGTCTCCCGCCGGGGCAAGGTCGCCGAGGGTGGCGTAGACGTTGTAGATGTAAATCACGTCCTCAAGCCCCCGCTTGAGCCCGCGATCCTGTATCGACTTGATCGTCGAGTAGGTGTCCCGGTCGTCGCTCGTGACCTGTGTCGCGGTCATGCGCCCGGTGCGCACGTCAAGCGTGAACGTGCCCTCGGTAAAGCCGCACTGTCGCTCGATGAGGCGAAGCTGCACGTCGATTGCCTTTTGATAGGCCTCAACGCGAATCTCCGGCGTGTAGTCGTCGAAAGGCTGGCCGCCCTCGCCGGTGTCGAGCACTAGGTAAAGATCCGTCGTCAAATCCTTGTACGGAACCGGGCGGAAGTTCGGCGATCCCGGCAGTGTGGCGGAGAGCGCGTCAGGCGTGACGATCCGCTTGCGCTTGCCGGTGTGGATCTCGTAGAGGAACTCCGTGTAGATGCGGTCGAGCTCCTCGAAGGCGTCCATAGAGTTTGCATACATAGAGACAGGGAGCCGGGAGGTGTTGTCGACAGTGTTCGCCATAGGCATTTTAAGCACAGCGAACAGCGGGCGGTCGATGGCCTGTTTTTCCTCCTGTTCCAAGCGTTTTGCCTTCTGTTCCAACCAAGAAGAATAATTTCCTTCCCATGGAATTCCCTCACCCCGGTCTAGTTCCAGTATCCAAC